GTCGTTGTGGTTTCTGGAACCGTAGTGGTCGTAGTGGTAGTTGTAGTTGCAATTTCAACGGCAGTTAAACCGACGCATGGAAGCGACCCAGAGTTGCCAGAACATGTCTGCCATCCAGTTGATGAAGTCCAGTCGGAGGTTGAGGTGAACTCCGTATTGCTGAGAAGTTCTGTTCCATCATTCAGTTGAAGCGAGGCGGATTCGACTGCAGTTCCGTAGTTACCCGCCCAGAATTCGCCGTCCTGACCCGTCATCCACAACTTGACACTTGCGACATCCGCCCAACCAGACCCGACGGCTTCTGCCGTAATCGTGAGCGTGTAGTCGTTGTACGACCCGTCGTCTGTCAGGGTTATTTCACCAGTGTTGTGGAAATAAATTCCGCCCCCACCATCTCCATACAGGTCAATCCCAATGGTGAGTTTGTCTGATGCTTCTTTCCAGTCCTGAACTTCGGCTGCGCTCACCGATGCCGTCACCGAGGTGGCACTTGCCCAGTCGGCCGGAACACTAACCTCTTGAGAGACTGTTGCCGCCGACCATGAAAAAACAAGTTTGTTACCGTCAGCGGCACTAGCGGGGGAAAGGGAGGATATTATAGATATTAAAAAAAGAGGCAGCAGCACAAGCCACCCTTTGCGCAAAGCCAATCTAGGCATCTAGCCGTACCCCCCGGTATATTTAGGCTAGATTAATAGTAACAAATTATTTAAAATAATAAAAAGCTTTAGCTACAATTTCCACTGTTTGTCTTTGAAGTTTTTTCTCATATTATCTTCTAACCAAAACCTATGAAAGCTTAGATCCTCGTAATTTATTTCGAGGTATTCATTGAGATTATTTTTAATTTCTTCCCACTTTTCATACTTGTATTTTGATATAGGCCCTGGATAATCTGTAGCACAATTAGCTTCTCTTTCCATTATTTGACTAGCGGCATCCCAGTCAATTCTTTTCTCACTTTTAATTATATCTTCTATATTTCTTTTGATTATCACAAAACAAACGCCACTACATGCTTCCTGGATATCCATTATTCTATGAAAGAAAGCTGGTGCCTGTACAACAAAACTATCTTTTTTTGTTAATATTTTTTTTAAATTATCATAATCAATTTTATAGTCAAGTTCATCTATACATTCAATCTGCATAGTATCTGCAATAATTCTAGACGCTATAGTTGTACCACTTCTTTGCGGTCCAGTTACAACTATTTTTTTACTCTTCAAATTTTGTAATAATAACATGGCCATTCATTTCTTCTTCTGGCGGCAACTGTTTTCTGATCAACATTCTCTGAACCCATCTGTCTGTGCCGTCGTATCTTGGCTGGAATGGCTTTCTTCCGTGTATTGTTTTATTGTTGTCTATGATAAGTAGATCACCAGTTTGAAGAACCACTTCTTTAACGCATTTAGAAACCGCTTCAGCTAATTTTTCTAAGGCTATACTAGAAAGTATATTCATTGGTTTCATCAAGTCTTCATCATAAGTAAAGTTATATTCATCATCATTAATTTTTTTAAGAATAGGAATAAACAACTCTTTATATTTTTCTCCAGGTCTCATGAAACTTTTGTCTATACCAGTTATATAATCTGGATATTGAAGATACTGAATTATTTCTTTATCTATTAGGCGCAGTATGTCTTCTATGTTTGCATAAGTGGTTACAGCTGTTGGATCGCCTCTTAGGCAAAGTAGCATTACATAATCAGGTTTATACGGATGAAAGGCCGCTTCAGTATGAAGGGCTAAATTTACTTTTGAAGATGTAGAAATCTGCTCATACTCTGTTTTGTGTACTGGTAGTATGTTTTGTATCAGAGCACCTGATTGCTCTTGAGCAAAGCTTATTGGATGTCCGAGATTCAAAGCGTGAAGCAAAAGTGTTTGACGCGCAGTGTCTAAAGACGGGCTATTGAAATACGGTTGCGCGGGTGTGCTAGGAACATCCCCAATATTGACATTTGTAAATAATTTTACACCCATACATACCTATTATAGCAGGCTTTTCAATATAAGAAAATACAACTTCTGTAAATCTTGAGGTTGAATACTAAAAATATATTCTTGATCCGCTGCCTTTATTGTTATACAGTGAACATTTAAAAGATCACCATTTGATGTTATAGATGCGGTTGGTTTAGATATTGTGATATCAGATATAGCTGGCATAAAGCCATCAAATACTCCGTCATCGCTCATAATAAATTATACCAAAGTTTATTTCTTTTTTTTCTTTTTAAAGGTAGATACGTTTTTTGGAGCTTGACCTTTAATTCCTTTTTTAGCGGAGCCTTGAGCTCTCTTTCTTTTAACTGCGCTTCTTCTTTGAGCTGCTGTCATCGAATTTGCCTTAGCGACTGGGACGCATTTAGCATATCCAGAGCCACCTGATCCAGAGGTACCACACGGCTGCCACTTACCCTTTTTCTTTGGGGCACCTATATTAACCCAACGTTGATTAAACCACTTAGTTAAACCAACGCCTTTTGGGCCAGCCATTATTTTTTCTTTCTCTTTGCCTTTTTAGCGGAAACAGTTCTCCATCCGCCACCCATAGACTTGTACTTTTTTACTGCCCAAGCATTGGCGTACGCACTTGGGTATACATCGAACTTGGCTCTGGCCTGTGACTTGGCACTAGACCAGAGTGCTGGTTTGGTTGGCTTATTAACTTTTGCCACTATTACTTTTTCTTTCTTTTTCTACTAATCTTTTTTAGCGTCTTAGCAAGATTGGCTTGGCGAACGGTTGTTGGGCTATATCTACTAGGATTCTTGGTTACAGCTGCGGCCATACCAGAGACTGACTTACCGGCTTTTTTTGCCTTTTTGGTGAAGGCACCTGGTCTTTTAATTGCTTTTTGAATCCACTTCTTATCTTTTTTTGCTGCCATGCTTTTTAACCTTTTTCTTATCCTTAACTTTTTCTCCAGTTTTATAGGTCAAATCATCTATATCAAAACCGCCTAAGCTTGCAGTAATATGATCGCTTAGATGATTATCTAATTTAGACTCAACATGAGCTATATCATCATCTATATCCTCAAGTGCGCCTTTTATTAGTTCTAATTTATCTGCAACTATACCGTGATCCCTAGCATTTTCTTTTCTACCCTTTTCTACGAGAACAACTAGAACAGAACCGACTACACCGATAAGGGCTACAATTACCGCTTCCACGGCTAGAGACCGATTCCAAGATCGTCTAATACTCTCTTGCCTGCTTTTGGTCCTGCGCCAAATCCTTTTGCCTGCTTATAGGCAATGACTGCGGCTTGTGTCTTTGGACCAAAATCTCCGTCAGCCTTACCTTTATAGAATCCTCTTTCAGCGAGTTCCTCTTGGAGTTTTGTGACTCTTGGTCCACTATCACCTGGATCAAGATCCCCGCCGTCATCTTTAACGGCAGGGGCTCCAGCTGCTGCGGTGGATGCAGCTGGAGCCGCAAGACCAGAAGGCTTTTGAATATTATTCTTAGCCATAAACTCTGCTACTGCAGCTGGTGGATTGTCACCCTCTGTATAGCGAAGGTGCCATGGTTCTTCTGGGACCACTTCCCAGCTAAAGGCAAATTTACGTACGTTTGCAATTAGCCATTTTAGGCGCTTTGGCTCTCCCGCCGTGTGAACATCAACAGCCAATCCGAGTATTGTGCTGACTAGTTCCAGGAGCAGCCAAAGAAGCTAGCTTTGGATCTTTCTTATACCACTTAACACCTTCAAATGTTCTTGTGCTGTTTCCATTTGGCTTTTTTGTATATCTCTGCAAGAATACTGCAAGCTGAGAATCATAGGAGCGATATGTGTCTCCAGCCGATACTGGCTTTAGCTCAACGCCATCTGCCTTAGCTGCTTCAACCATGGCTTCCCAAGCTGCTGCGGCAAGCCAATGCAGCTTGCCACCTTTAACTGGACGAAGAAGAGCATCAGGAAGCTTTCCTGGCTTTATACCCTTTAAATCTGCTGGCTGCTTAACGGGAACTACAATGTCCCAGTCTACTTTTTTGCTCATTTTAGTAGTTCTCCTATTTTTTCTTTTTCTTTTTAGTCTTTTGGGCACTTGAAATCGCAATTGCTATCGCCTGCTTTCTAGATCTAACTATTGGTCCACCCTTGCCAGAATGAAGAGTTCTTTTTCCGAACTCATCCATAACTTTACTTATTTTTTTTTGATAAGCTGTTTTCTTTTTGGCCATGATGAATATATAATTTTTATTACTTTTTCTTTTTCTTTTTTAAAATTGCGCTTTTAATAAACGGAGGAAGTTTTTGCTGAGCCGGAGTAAGACCAGAGGCCTTGCCTTTTGCAGCTGGAGACTTCTTTTTCATTGGCTTTTTCTTAGATGCCATATTAGTAGCCCATCTTTTTCTTAGATGTCATCTTCTTTTTTCCGCCCATTGTTTTGGCTGGCTTTGTTTTCTTGCCACCCATTTTTTTTGAACTATTCATTTTCTTTTTTGAATGCATCATAGCTATCTCCTAAATTTTTATAACCTATAAAATAGTAATTGTAATTTCTACCACTTAACTCTATCAGCCCAATAAGCTGCAGACATCTTGCCCTTGCTTATATTTTTTGCATGACGAGCTTTGAAAGAGCGACGGCGAGCAGCGTAAGATTTTGATTCGCCCTTTTTCTTTGGCGAACCTGAAACACCCTGTTGACCAAACCTAATAGTTTTTACTTGACTACCAGATTTAGCTACAACAATGTGAGACTTTGTTGGATGATTTGGTGTACGCTTTGGCTTATTGTAGCCGCTAACACCGAGCTCTTTTAAGTCTTGAATCTTTACTTTTTGCCATTGTTTTTTCTCTTCTTCTTTTTCTTCTTTGATTTATTCAAAGGCATTTCAATACCTTTAACTAAATTATTTGTTCCCATTCTTGGGCCAGATATATATATCTTTCCCTTAAAGGGCATTAGTTTGTTTTCTTAGCAGCTGGCTTCTTTTTAGCGGCTGGCTTCTTTTTAGCGGCTGGCTTCTTAGCGGCGCTGGTAACGTTTTCTACTTCCTTCTTAACCTCTTCGGTTACGTTAATGACAGCGTCATCGATAGCATCAGCGAGTACTTCGGCTTGATCTACCAACTTATCCATAACGGAATCAGGAACCATCGAAAGAGGAGAACCCTTTTTACTCTTCTCACCCTTAAGAAATGCCTCTATCTTTGCAAGTAATTTTTTAAACATTATTTTACCTCGTATTTTTAGTTTGTAATTTAAATAGTAACGTTATATGATATATAATAAAACCGAATTTATCAAGCTTTACCTTGTTGTGATTCCTTAATTAAGGAGTATCTATCGCCAGTCTCTTTCGATATAAGGGCAAATCCATACGCAGCTGCTTCTTCTATGGCTTTAGTTAGCCCCTCTTTGTCTTCCAGGGAAAGCTCACCTAGGGGCAAACTTATACCTGCATATATATCTATATTTTCAAAATTTCCAATGTTAACTTTTCTATTAACGCCGCAAACTAAGACTGGGCTAGTAGACAGGGTCAGGCCAGGATTGGCTGAGACCAATTCAGAAACAGGCGATCCAGTTGATTGTTCGAAAGCGTTTTGTGATACCTTAGGCATTTGTTAATTCCTTTACTCGTAGTTCTTTTAATGTTTGCTCTGTTTGCTCGTCCAAGGACATATTATCAGTGTTGATGACTACGGTTGCCATCTTTTTTATTTCATCTATTCCGTTTTCTGACGCATGAGAAGAGTGCTCAGGGCTCATTAGTTTACCATCTCTTTTCATTAGGCGCTCATTTAGTGTATCCACTGAGGCATCGAAGCATACAATGAATCCGTTTGGCTGCTTTAATATGTGCTCGGCTTCATTTGGATATCTAACATCTGAAACCAAAATGATCATTGGATACGAATCTTCATCTTCTTTTAATTGACTCAGATATGATCTATATATCTTAGACGATTTAATTATCGCCCATCTGGCAAAACAATCAGGAGAAAATGATCTACAAAGATCTCCTGCTTTTTGCAGAAACTCTCTGGGCTTTGTGCCTTCTGGCTCTATTGGCATAGAATAAATCGATTCAACCATAGAAGTAAGCTCTTCATATTCTGGAACATCTCCAAGGGATGTTCCCCCATAAAGGTCAAACAACACGTCGTGGATTGCGTACATTCTTCTTCTTTTTTGATTAAAGCCCTGGATATTCTTTTTGATTGATGCCATCTCATATAGCGGAAGTGCGTAAAAAATATGATCCCATTTGATTTCATATCTTAGAGATTCTATAGATCCTTTTGGAACTATGTTCTCTGCTACAGACGTCTTTCCACTTCCAGCCTTTCCAGCAAGGCCGACAATTATTGGCTGGTTTTTCTTTAAATCAATCATATCCATAATTATATCACATACTTCTCTTTCTTTCCTCTAACTGATTGAGAAATTCATTTGCCAACAAATCTGGCTCCCAAACAAAAGCCCTTGGAACTTGAACTACTCTAAACTTATATTCAGATCTTATTTCTTCAACAGTCATCAGAAGCGGCATTAGGGATGCGTTTTTGCATTTCCACTTACCGTTTATTTGATTTGCTACTACTGCAGAATCAGTATAGATAATTGGATCCATTAAATCTGACAAAGAACAGATTAAAAGTCCAGCTATAACAGCCTCATATTCAGCTTCGTTATTGGTTCTACGACCAAGACCTCTGGCAAATTGTGCTATCTTTTTTTTGTTCTTATAAACAACAGCAGCGCAAGAAGCTTCTCCGAATTTTTTTTGCCCTTGCCCCCTAGAGGCTCCGTCGCAAAATACTTCTATATTCATGTCTAGCTAACTTTTACATTAGTCTTTATGTCGTTTTTTTTAGCTACCTCGTAAAGACCTTCCTCTTGTTTTGATGTTGCTATTTGTATCGTTGAGGCAAGAAGGTATCTTTCACTTAAGAGTTCTACCTGAGTTGGAAAATCTAATGAGTTTCTTTTTTCAGAGTAAAATTCTTTCGGAGAATTTACTGATTTATAATGAGCTATAAACATAATTATCCTTTAATAAGTTTTGAAATCTTCATCTAAATAATAACCTTTAGACTCTCTATTGGAAGCTATCTGCATTGACTGCACTTTATCCATCAACTTTCTTGCTGACTCTGAAGCTATTCTAGCAGAATTTTCTAATGACTCAGCTAGATTTACAATAGCTTCGCAGGTAACAAGAGCAGAGTATTCTGATTCAGCTGCTTCCATGGCGGCGGCTTCTCGCTCAGCCTCGTTCTTTCCTATCCTAGAAGACTTGTATACTTTTTTGTATTTTCCTTCTATGATCTTATAGTTGGCTCTCGCCATGCCGGCAAATCTAGCTGCTCTTCCATAAACATTAGAGGTTCTGGCAACCAGGGAAGCCAACTTATCTAAACCAAGATCTATCACATCTTCTTCGGGTATTTCAATAAAGTATTGGTTTTGCGAGCCTTGATTCGTGTAAGAGTTTATAACTTCTTGAATTTGTGGATTCAAGAAATCAGATAAAAGCTGCTGTAACTTTTCTATTCCCTGAAAGTTCATTCATCATCCTTATCAAGCTTAAGTTCTTTTATTAATTCTTCCATATTTTGTTTTTTTATTTCTTCTTCTATTTTATCTTTTATTCTGGACAAGTGTTCTCTAACGGTATTTGGATGTTCATTTATTTTTTTAGATATCTCACTCGACTTTTTCCCATCTGCGAACCTCCATTTTATCAGCTGTCTCTCTTGTATGGTAAGCACATCGAACGGAGGAAATAATTTTTCTCCTAAAACCCACATCTCATCTATTTCATCTCTTGTAAATATTTGCTCTAGCGTATATTCTATCGGCTCGGCTCTAAATCCCTGCTTTTGTTGTCCATTATCTTCTTCAAAAGATTCATCTGTTATTAATGGGAATGTTTTTCTTCCTAATTGATCTATTAAAAATGTGTCTACATTCTTTTTTAGTAGATAAAAAAAGTAGCTATATAAAAAACCGCTGAAAGGTATTGGCCCTTTAGCGGAATCTCTTCTTTCATATCTCTTTATACATTGAAAGAAAGTCATGTTCACAGTTTGTCTTATATCTTCTTCGTCGCCATATCTTTTTGCCATATATTGAATACCGACCCATGACTTCGTAGACATGCTTCATATTTTCTTTATTGATTTTATTCTTTGCTAAGGCGAATCTTACATACGGATTTTTGACAAACAAACCTATGAATCTTCTAACGTCATAGTCCTTGATATTGTATCTTCCGTGATAGAGCAGGGCAACATATTTAGTTAAAAAGTTATGAAAAACTTTTAGCAGTTCTTCCTGGGCCTTTGAACTACCTTCCTTAGCTTTTGCAATCAGTTCCTGCATTTCGGATTCTTTTAAATTATAATATTGTTCTTTATAAGTAGACATTATTTTCCTTCCCAATTTGGGATCAATGAACTATATTCATTTCGAATATCTTCATAATGAATTATTTTTGGCACTTCTATTTCATCCATAAAAGAACATGCTTCTTTAGAGTACTTGCTAATGATGCAAACAAGTTTTTCAAACTCTTCTGGATAGTACCTTTTAAATCTCCTGAGCTTTATCTTACTTTTATCGTCAAGATAACCCTTTATTTCTACCCACTCATCAGACTTTGTCAGGTAAAAATCTGGAGTATAACCTTTTGTTCCTCTTTTTATTGGAAAGGCAAAGACTGTTGGTTCAAATTCAAACTTGATTTTATATCCATTTAAAATTCTTACAAAGTTTGCTTCCCAATTTGATCTTACATTAAGATTTATATCCTGCCTGAATCCAGTTTTTGTATGCTTATACGCATTTCCCCTGGATGTGTTTGTTTTTGTGTTTTCTACTGCTATAATATTCTCTGTGTTGTTTTTGCTACTAGAGAATTTTGGGCTTCCACTAATGGAAGATCTTTCCAAAAAAAAGTCGCTGGAGTTGACAATTTCTATCGACATGGTGTAACCTCTATCTTGTTGAAATAACACGTATATTATAGTTCATAATTAAACAAAACACAAGCAAAGGATAAAATTATGGTTACAATGAATCAAATCATCACCTCGTTCAAGAAGTCACTTAACGAGAACGTCATCGAAAGCCTGCAGGAAGCTGGCTACGATAACACAACAGCCACCAAGCTGGTAACTCAGTTTGAGGGCCTTGCTGTGGAAGATCTGACTTTTGAGTCTGACTCAAGCTTCTAATTTAACTACAGCTATAAAGAATGCCCCGGCGGAAACGCCGGGGTTTTTCTTTTATGCCCTTGCTACTTTCTTATTTCTGAATACACCGAGTTGGACAAGCTCCGGTTTTTGCGTGCTCGCAGTAACTACATATTCTTCCATTACTGGTGGGAGAAAATGAAGTATCATTTACAATTTGTTTTATTGAATTAATTATATTTAATTTTACGTTTTCTAAATCTTCTGGCGTAAATGTATGTCGCTTATGCCTTCCAGATCTTAGGTAATACAGCTCTGCTGTTATCTTTTTGTCAGGGAAAGCTAGTGATGCGGCAAGTGCATATATGCCTAGCTGAAGATTATTCGGAAGTTCTTTTTGAGAAACTTCCCATTTTCCTGTTTTATAATCAATAATTACTACTTCATCTTCATATAGATCTATTCTATCTATATATCCAATCAATAAGTAATTTCCTATTATAAATTTAAATTCATATTCTTTATCAAAAACATTGAAAGTAGCTGCGGGATTCTCATCAAAAAATTCATTTAAAATTGTTTCACCAACAGATACTAATTGTTCTGATATTTTTTTCTCTGGATCGTAGGAAGCTTTATGTTTTTCGTACTCAGTCTTTATTTCTTCTTGATCAAGTGGCTTGTCCCTGCTAACAACATTTTCTAAAACAGAGTGGACTATATTTCCGCAGAACAGCCGCTTCCCCAAATATCTTTGGCTCTTTCTTTATATAGGTATAAAAATATTTAGAAGGACACTGTTGATAGGTGTCTATTCTAGAATAAGAAAAATCAACTAAAGCTAGCCTTTGAATTGGCTGTAGTTCTTCTATTTTTTTAATTTCTATTTGCATTAAATGTCTTCGTTTTTAGTCTCTACTAAATTTCCTTGAGCGTCGTACTCAATGCCATTTTCGTCAATAATATGGCCAGTATGGATATTTTTATATAATCCTTCTCCAACCGGAACCCAGCCGGTATTTCCAATCTCCATATGATCATCTTCAATGTAGGGCCACTGCATAATAAACTACCTTAAAGAGATAACTATATTGCTAGCTGCATCCATATTGTAATAGTAACTCAACAATGAATATAGGTCATATAGTTCGTCATCCGAGGCATAGAAGCCAGCAACGCCAGACTGAACAAAAAAACTGCTTCTATCGTTTGGCTCTTGGTATTCTATTAATGTTAAATTATTGTACGATATTCTTCCTATTTCTTTTTCGTTCATACTAATCCTCGTCTATTATTGTTATTGGATTAAAGTTTGGATCCCCGAGCTTATTTCTCATGTCTTTAACGTATGAATCCCAATCTCTTTCGTCTTGGGTTTTCTTTTCATAGTTTACTTTTCCCTTAAATGGATTAGATCTAAATCTTGTTATTACTAGTCTTCCTTCTTGAGTGCGCCATCTTAAAACTCCATTTTTGCAGTCGCAGAAATCATCTGGATGCGGATCTGTTTTTCCTAAGGGATCATATCTACCGCTACAAGAAGCGCACTTGTTATACTTGCCCTTGTCTTGGCATCTATTGCATGATGAGCAAAAATTCCAACAATCTTTTGTTGATGGATTTTGATAACTTCCAGGAAGTGTCATGATACTGGCTCCAATTCTAATATTTGTTTTATTACAGGGACTACTTTGGTAGAGCACAATATGTCAAACTTGTAAACAAATTTATGCTTTCCATTTTTTACTTCTAAAAATACAGGTCTATTACCTTTATTATCTGCAATTATATCATATATTTTATCTAAAGTCACTTGAGAAACATCTGAATCAGCCTTAAGTATAATCGGCTTTCCTCCATGAAATACTTTTGAGTCAATTTTTTCTGAAGAATTATAGAATATTTTTACTATTGAATTTTCTTCATCGCTTTCTTTATTGAGTGCTCCACTCACAATTACAATATCCCCTACGGCAAAGTGATTTTCATATATATTTTTTGCCACTCGTGGAAATATTAAAACTTCAATGCTAGAGCTGATGTCTTCAAGTTGAAGCTTGAACATCTTCTCGCCTTTTTTGGTGGTCATTTTTTTAATTGAATTAATTATTCCGCCGACCTTAACCTGAGTCCCAGAATCAAGATCTCCAAGATCTATAATCTCACTAGTCACCTGGCTTCCAATTACATCCCATATGCCCAAGACTGGATGATTAGTTACGTATATGCCTAGTTCTTCTTTTTCTTTTTCTAATATTTCTAATTCAACTCTTCTACTTATCTCATTATTTTTATCTTCTTCTATTAGCTCATCAAAAGCCCCAGCCGCTGCTAGGTGAGCTAGTGTTGACTTCTTAAGTATAGAGGGGTCACATCTTCTAAAGAAGTCATACATATTAGAGTAAGGATGTTCTAGGTCTTTATTCTTAACAATTGTTTCTGCGATTGTGTAGCCTATTCCATCTATCGCCGAAAGACCAAAGATAATCTTTTTGTTTTCAATAACATCAAAATCTATTCCAGATTTGTTAATCGAAGGTGGCATCACTTCTAGGTCAAGTCTTCTGCAATCTGTAAGATAAAAAGCCTGCTTGTCCTTATTGCCCACAACAGAAGACATCAATGCAGCCATATATTCTGTTGTATAATTTGTCTTTAAGTACGCTGTAGTGTATGAAATCATAGCGTAGCTAGCTGCGTGCGCTCTATTAAAGCCATAGCCACCGAAATATTCTATATCTGAATATATCTTGTTTGCTTTTTCTGGAAGCATGTTTGAATTTTTTACACAGCCCTCAACAAACTTAGCTCTAAACATAGCTATTTTATCCATCAATTTTTTTCCAATTACTTTGCGAAGATCATCCGCCTCAGCTGAACTAAATCCAGCTAACTCTCTAGCGACACCAAGAACGTCTTCTTGATACAACATAATGCCTAGGGAGGGGCCAAGAACCTTTTCTAGTTTTGGATGATCATAAGATACCTTTGATCTACCGTGCTTTCTGTCAATATAAAGCTTATCCATTCCAGAGCCCATCGGGCCTGGACGATAAAGAGATATAAGAGCCATGATATCTTCAATATTATGAGGCTGCAGTTGAACCATTAGCTGTCTCATTCCAGAAGACTCCAACTGAAACACGCCTGCACAGTTGCCTTTGCAAAGCTCATCAAATGTAGCTTTATCGTCAAGTGGAATTTGATCCACATCTATTTCTATTCCTCTGTGCTTCTTAACCAAGTTTATGCAGGAGTCGATAACGCCTAAGTTTCTTAATCCCAAAAAGTCAATCTTTAAAAGACCGCACTGCTCTACTCTGCCCATGTCCCATTGGGTAACTATTGGATTATCTATTCCCTTTTTCATGATGGGCAGATAGTCAACCAGTGGCCCCTTAGATATAACAACTCCAGCTGCGTGAATTCCAGTTTGTCTGACTAATCCCTCAAGAGTAAATGCAGTATCAATTATATATTTAGAATCTTTATCTAAATTATATTCTTTTTTAAACTCCTCTGTCTCCATACATTCTGAAAGGGACTTTGAGATACCTAGGACTGGCGGAGGAACTAATTTAGATACCTTATCCCCGGAAGAAAAATCATAACCAAGAGCTCTTGCAGCATCTCTTATTGATTGCTTTGCACCAGTTCTATTGAATGTGCATATATGAGCTACTCGGTCATCTCCATATTTGCTTCTGGCGTAATCTATTACCTTATCTCTAAATCTATCGTCAAAGTCTAGATCTATGTCTGGCATAGACTTTCTTCCTTCTACAAGAAATCTCTCAAACAAAAGGCCGAACCTAATTGGATCCAAATTAGTAATGTCAAATGCGTAAGACAAAACGCTACCGGCTGCTGATCCTCTACCCCATCCAACTCGTATATCATTGGCCTTTGCCCATCTGACCAGATCAGAAACCACTAAAAAGTATTCGGGAAATCCCATTTCTTTAACTACTTTTATTTCATGATTAGCTCTGTCTACTATATGCTGAGGAAGTTCTTGTCCATATTTTACCCTAAGACCATCCCATGCCAATCTTTCAAAATATTCTACCGATGATTCGTTTGTTGGAATTGGAAACTTTGGAAAATGAATTTCTCCAAACTTAAGATTTATATCTACCATATCGCAAACTGACATAGTGTTTTTTAGCCACTCGTCTCCAAACAAAGAAGACATTTCATCGTATGATTTTAGATAAAAATTATCACCAGAAAAAGAAAACCTATCTGGAGTATGTATTGTTGCGTTAGTCGCCACGCACAACATAACGTCATGAGCTCTTGCGTCCTTTTGATGAACGTAATGACAGTCGCCAGTTGGAACTATTTTTGCTCCAATTGAATTAGCTATCTCTATAAGTTGACCAGAAATCTTTTTCTGTTCTGGCAGACCGTGATCTTGTATTTCTATAAAGTAATTTTCTTTACCAACTATGCTCTGCATTTTGTACGCAGATTCGAGGGCAAACTTGTAGTCACCTCTTAGCAGGGCTTGAGATATCTCACTGTTCAAACAGCCAGAAAGAACTATGAGACCCTCTGAATGCTGAGCTACTAGGTCGTGATCTATTCTGGGCTTAACGTAATAGCCTTCCAGAAAAGACCTAGAAGACATCTTAATTATATTGTGATATCCAACATTGTTCTTGGCAAGAATGGTTATATGATAAGGGCCTCTTTGTTCCCATTCATTTTTAGATGGACCAGATCTTTCTTCTTCGTCTTTATCAAATCTTGTTTTTCTAGCTTGATAAAATTCGCTTCCGAAGAATAGGCTTTATACCAGTGGCTTGTGCTGCATCGTAGAAATCTAACCAAGAATGTATGTTGCCGTGATCCGTAGTGGCGAGTCCAGACATACCTAAAGACTTAGCTCTAGATAAGTATTCTTCTACATTCCCATGACCATCTAACATAGAAAAGACTGTATGGTTATGTAAATTGGTCCAGTTTTTCAACTAATTCCTCTATCTCTATCTGAGCTATCTAATGATTTATCTCTTGTTTCCCTATATGTTATCACAACAACCCCACCACAGTACTTACACGGCACAGCTAAACCTTGTTGTGCAAAAGCATTTTTATACATGTAGCTCATTGGTTGATCTGATTTACATTCAGAACAAACTCCTATAACATCATCTGGATTTTTTATATTGTCAGACATCTAATCCTCCTTTTTAGTTTTATATGCAAATCGTATTGGCGAAGGCATTGACTCTTCTGAGCTCTCTATGTATCTATCGCCTATTGTTATCCATTTTTTCTTTTTTTCTAGCTCACAATCTCCACAACCTACTCCAGCTGCATTTGCTCTTTCGCAAGTATAAGGCCTACCGCCGATGCCAAGCTGTCTTCTTTTGATCCAGTCATTTATATGACTAGTTGACTTTTCATAATTAAAATCGTCGCAAAGCTTTAGTATTTCATATAGAAATTCTATTGACTCTTTATCATACGTTAGGATCGAGCATAGGAAAAGTCTGGCTTCATGGCTTAGGGTTTTTGTTCTCTTTGCGTCTTCTATGTGTCTCTGTATTGATGAGCAGTTTCTAAGTAATTCTTTTTTAGTAAATTGTTTTTCTGACATTGAAAGCTCTTTGAAAGCAGAGGACCCATTTTTATTAAAATAATCTAAGAAATCTTTTGATCTTTCTTTGTCTATTTCCATGTCATAAGAAAAGTTTCTATACCACTCTCCGGCTTTAGAATTAAATTCTTGTTCCTTTACATTGTTATCTTGTTTTATGGAGCAGTATTTTTTTATGGTTTCTATATCAGAAAATAATATATCTTTAGATAAAAGATTTTTATACATTCCTGTGTCTTGATGAACTGTACCTGGATATCTCCACATTCTTCTAAGATCATAGACGCTAAAATCTAAGGACTGAAGATTAAGCTTTACCTTTAACTTATTAGCTATGTATCTAAAAATATTTGGAAGATTATTTGAGGGATTAATTCCTAAAGCGGTCGCTTCGCACTCGACATGAAAACCCTTTTTACCAGTAAAATATACTAATAAAGATTCACTTGGAATATGCTGTTCTAAATACGAATATAAGTTTCGAGTTTCAGTTAATGAAACCGTAACATCTTCATGATCTAAATCGAAATAAAGAGACCCTAATCGCGTTGCCTTATCTATATCGGGAGTATTATAATGCCAAATTGAAGTGTATATTCCGAACATTATTATGCTTTTGACAGTATTCTTCCATGTCATTTATATCTATGAACATAGTCTGATCTGATTTTTTATCTCTAATAACTTTATTTAATGATTTTACATACTTAGCTGTTTCTACGTAGGTCCAAGCGCCAGTGTATTTGGTTTTGTCGCTAGTTATCTTCATATGATTTTTGATTTTTGTTCTTCTTCGTTGATATTGCAAATAACTTTTTTATCTTTGTCATTAAAGTAGCAGTTATTATTTCTATAATAGATAGATTCTGCTATGTAAAAATCAATGTTAGATATAATGCTATATCTTTTCTTGAGTCTTGTCTCCAGGTCCATTTATTCTCCACTTTGGATTGATTAAATCACTATCTATTATAACAGAGTGAAGCTTTGAAGCCATGTTGTCTGCTATGTGAACTATAAAATCTAAATATGTAATTGGATATGTTTCTGGAACGGGTGACCAAGGACCAAGATGACACCTAACCAATCTTAAAATTGACTGCACAACATCTTCTGAAACATATAAGGTAGAAGAATCTGTTTCTGAAGAAAACTTTTTATCGTGCAGTTGACATGCTGTTACAAATTTTCCAACTGTATAAGGATGCATTGGATCGTAACTGACGACATCTGAACCATGATTCTTTTTTCCCTTGCACAAATCGTGTATAAGAGCGGCAGCTATAACCACATCTCTTTCTTCAATGCTAAGATTATACGACTCGGATAAAATCAAAGCTATTCTTACCACTCTTTTAGTATGAAGAACATTCCCGCCGGGACCGTGCTCATCTGCTGGATGGTATTTCCCGCTAAAGCTAGATGGTATATCCCAAAAATTTTCAGCTTTAATCAATAAAGATCTAACAAATGATCTTATTGTATCGTCAGAAATACTTTTAATTTCGTCGAGTAGAGGAGCAAGTATTTTATCTTCTTCGCTAGAAATAGAATCCGACTTTTTATCTATTAGTAGATCATCTAGAATTGACTTTGGCATCTATTTTTCCTTCTTCCATCTTGAGCAGGGATCATTAAACGGACACTTTTTACAGTGCGGTATAAGCCCTCTTTTTGACATAAATATATCTGTTGAATCTATTTTATCACACCACTCATCAAACATCATTATATCATCCTCTGTTATATTGTATTCTGTAAACTTCACATTTTGACTTAATATATCTATATACCCGTATTTAACTCTATCTATTTTATCTGGGTGTCTATTTTCAAAACCCTTTTTAAAACACGTAAAATCTATATTGTATAAATCTTTTTGACTCTTCTTGTAATTAAACAATATTTTTGTTACAAAAAATGTTTGATCTTTATAAAAAATAATATCAAAAGTATCTTTTATATTGCTTTGATTTTTTGTGGAAATATAATATTCTTCCGAAATAGCAATTGGTATAAGGTTTTCGTTTGAATACTCTTCATAAAATAATAAAAGTGAAGCCGCAGCTTTTGAAGTCAAGCTGGCCGTATTTCCATACACAGTTTCATGCTGCTCGGTTATTATATCGTAAGAAGTGGTGTCTTTAGGGAACCACATTTTTTCCCATCTATTTAATATTGCAGAGTAGGATGGAATTACACCTGATTGCTTTTTGAACATAAAGAAATAAATAATATTTTTTATTGTATTTTCAAACTTTTCCGTATGTATATCTCTAGAATAGATTTTTTCTGGCAGCTTTTCTAAGTGCCTATAGTCAAAGAGTCTTTCGCATATTTGAAAATCTTTTATTCCATCTACAGTAAAATTTAACATTAATGAAAGTCCTTATCGTTTAATAGGTCGTCTAGTAGAGAGGATGATCCTTCATAAGAATCATCTGTAACTGGCTCATAGTCTTCGTATATCTTTTTTGCGTCTACATATTTAACCAAAGGTGGATCATACAAAAACGCAGAGCCAGTAATTCTGTTTTTGGGTATTTGTAGTTGCATTATGTTTTCGTCTTCTGTCTCATCATCGGTGGCCAAACGCTTTTCTGTTAAGAATATTGTTACTGCACACTTTTGCTGAATGGTTAAAGAACCGCCTGTGTCTGATTGTTGAACAACTTCTCTTTTTTCCTTCATTCTATTCGCGTTTTCTTGGGCGGTTATTATTAAAACGCAATTCATATCTCTAGCAAGCTTTTCCAGTCTAACCATCATTTCTTCAAACTCGCCCCATCTAGGCTTGCCCTTTCCAGCTCCTCTTGTAAACATTGACTGTATGGTATCTATGATGACTACGTCTGGCAGATTTGCATTATGGCCTAATATATCTCTTAACCAAAACTCTAGATCTTCAAAATAAGGAGTGTCTGGGTCATGCCTAACCATTAGTCTGTCTCCCCAAAGAGAAAGCTTTTGCTTAAATGTATCTAAATACTTTTCTTTATCTGCATCTGACCACTTAGAATACTCTGCATAGACATTTTTGCCTATTATTTGGGTCATAAGTATTCTCTCCCAGTGCCCTATCGCTTCTTCAAAATTTACGTATAGAACTCTATAGCCAGTATCAAGCCAATGATTTGCCAGGCATTTGGCGAATGTACTTTTGCCTTTTCCAGATGCAGCTATGATTGCATGAACTGCTCCCCTAAAGAATCCGCCATTATCAGTATATCCCATGGCCCTATTTAGTGCTTTAAATTGCGTGGGTAGAAAGTTTGGTATGTCCAAAAGAGAATCTACTCTTGCAATTATGTCGTTACCTGTTGTAACTTTTTCTAATGGATCATATCTTATTTGATTTTCAAGCTCTCTGATCTCAGAAGTTAGAAGCTGGATTCTCTCAATATCTGACTCATCTTTTAGCCCCTTTTGGGTAAGTATTGACTGAAGTTCTTGCAGATAGTTTATCTGCTTTCGCTTTTTTGCCTTATGTTTGATCAGCTCAGTTATCGACTCTGGAGTAGATAATTCTAAGGAATTTAGAATCTCTAGCATAACATTTACTCCGGCGCTTCCGCCTAGAGCTTCGTGTATATTGGAATCAGATTCAAGCCATGACTTAAATGCTATTGGATCAACAATGCTTAGTTGAGTTGCATTTTTATATCCAAGAAGTGCTATATAAAATTCGTTTATGCCCTTTTCACCATGTATTGAGCCAACTATATTTTCTGGAAGATGCTCAGCAAAGTAATCTATTGCCCCTTCTTTTTTAAAGCAGAGAGCAAAAATTTGATACTCTAAAGGTATTTTGTCATTATTTATTTCGTTTATGTTTACTGACATTTCTTTTTTCTTTGGCTAGTCTGTATGCTTTTTTTCTGTATTCAGAGTTTTTCTTCTTAACCATTTTATACGCAGTTGTGTCTACAATGCTTTTTTTGCTCTTTTCTTTTGGTATAAATGGGCTAGTTCTTATCGCCTGCATCAATCGCTCGAAGACAGCTTCTTCAGTCAATTTATCGTTATATCTAAATACAACTAAAGCTATGCCGTTATCTTTGCACCACTGAACTTTCTTTTCGTCTCTTTCTAAAGATTCTTCGAACTCATATTTTGAGTCAAAGAATCTTTGCGTATAAAAGAAATGCTGTCTGCCGTGATATTCAGCTGCTATTTGATATCTAGGGCAATAAACATCTAGCTTTAATCTATCTCCAATATGAAATTCATTAACAATTTTTTCTCCTGGCAATAGCTTTTTTAGTATTAATGTTAGAGCTGTTTGACCCCTAGACATTTTTTTTCTGCTATCTTTTAGCCAAGATAAGCCTAATCTATTAATTTCTTTATTCAATTTATTGATAGGCCAATTAAGCTCTTTTGCTATTTCAGATAGTGGCATTGAAGTTTCGAACATCAAGTCCACCAAAAGAGCTAGATCATCTTGATCTTTATCTTCTTTCATTCTTGACCACCGAACTATATTCTCTGGTAAAGTTAAGTGCTTTACCAAGATCTATAATTGACATGTCAAGATTTTCCCAAATTCTAGACGCCAAGGCTAGGCCTAAAGAGCTGCAGTCCAGCAAGCAGTATTGAGCCTTGCCGTTGTATTTAGCTATTTGATCATATGTTTCTTCAAATCTTTTATACAAAGTATGATATCCAACATTAACAATGTTGTATCTTATGCCAAGTATATTCGCTACTCTTTTTTGATCATGAAGAGAGACAACAACATTAGAAGTATTTTTAATAAAGAATTCAACTATAGAATCAAACACCATTTTATTATTTTGGAGGTAGTATTCAAATAGATTAGGCGAATAATACTTATTGCTCTTTTTAAGGCCAATAGAAGAATGTTTATCTTCTTGTATTTCTAGCCCAAGATCATAAGAAACGCTTTTCATAATTCTTGGACCGCTTAAGTTTATTGACTTAAGTATTTCTTTTGATACTTCAGTGGGAAAAGACTTTTCGCTTTTTTTATTTAAACCTATAATTGAAGATTTTGATATATTAAGAAAAGCAAATTTTTCTTGATCACCCATCATTCTTGTTAATTCGATTGCTGAGTTCTTCACTTCTTTCATTATAACCTCTATATTCCAAAGTTTCCCCAGTTTATTAAAACTGGATTTTCATCTAATATTGAATTGATATGATTTATATTATGAAATTTGCCGCCGTCAAGAGCTGCATATCTTTCGTATTTTTTCTTTTTATCTTCGTCTAATATGTAGCCCAAGTGTTTCATTATTAATCCTGAGTTAACCCAAAAGTTTCTCTGTCTTATCCAAGACGAAACATATGTTGGTTCTGAACCACACGCAAGGGCTTTATCCAAGAAAACGCCATCTGATATAAATCTAAATATCCTAGAACTATTATTTGGAGCCCACAATTTATCGACTCTATATTGAGTAAAGTTCCACATGTGATAAAACCTAACGTTGACAACATCGTTTTCCGATTTTGATAAGATTGATTTGATATCAAAAGATGACTGATCATCTTTTCTATAGAGCATTTCATCGCAGTCTATAGCGATAATCCAATCTCCAGGCTTTGCGTGTTGTGAAAGATTGTTCCAGGCAATGGATCTAAGTTTACCCTCATGAACATTGAATGTAGGCTCACTTGTTTTGTATGCGTGACAAAAATCAGAAGCTATTGAATAAGTGTTATCTTCTGAACAATCATCGGTAAAAACTATTTCATCTACTTGAGTTGAAAGTCTTTGAAGAACTTCTTTTAAGAATCTTTTTTCTTCATTTCTTCCAACCATCTGTGCAATTAATTTTGGGTTAGACATATAAAACCTGATAATTAAATGGCTGGCGGCACACGCCGCCAGCCTGGTCAATAATAATTAAGCTTCGACTTGCTTTCTAGCTTGTACTGCGGTTATTCTTTCGACTTCTACATCCTTAAAAAGGAGTTCTCCACGAACACCTGAAACCTTACGATTATTGCTACTAGCAATCTTCTGAGCCTCAGCTGCGGTTGGGGACTTCACAATTGAAGTTGTTGTCACAGTAAAATACTTGAATTTATTTTCAGCCATTATTTTTCCTTTTGAGTTAATTGATATGACAAAGTCTATTATACAGCTAAAAATGCTTGATGGCAAACTATACTAATAATTTTTCTTCTACTGGCCAAAAGTACGGCATGTTGGGGTCTTCGTTAAAATGATGAGAATAGTATTCCCAATCTTTTCTTAGAAGATTAGATCTATGTGATTTATGTAGTCTTTCGTCGCCAAACCAAAAAGGCATTTTGGCTTCTATTAGGAGTGTTTCAAATGACATGTTGTTTTTGTAGCCTCTGTTTATCCATTCTTGAATTGTGTAGTTCTGGTACATTTGAAGAGCTGCTTCGTAGCCTCTCCACATTTTTGTAACCGGATGATTTATCCATCCTTTTGTTTGAGTTCTTCCAAGTAGTATGTTTAATACCTGAAAAGTTTCTACTCGCTGCTTGCCGAGACGTTTATAGTCTAAAACTTCTACTGACTTTTTAAAATCTGGATAAGGCAAGAATGTTTGCATTAGCTATCTTTCTTGAATTCCACCCAAGTTTTATCGCCTACACCATAGTATTCTCTGGCAAGGCCAGCAGCAACAATATCTGCGTTGAGACAGTTGCCACTTTCATCCCAAACTTTAGCTAAAACTCTACCGTATTTTTCATTCTTATCTAGAATTGTTTCAATTTTAACCCTATGATTTGCTCGAGTTAGCCACTGATCTGTGAATTCTTTTGCCGCCAAACCAAGCTTTTTTTCTTCTAGATCTCTAGTTCTACTTTCGGGGGTATTTACTCCGTATAGGCGAACTCTACCCTTTTTAAGGGTATCAAAACCAAGGTCAATAATGATATCAAAAGTATCTCCATCAACAACCTTTTTTACTTCTGCGTTATATATCCACGGGTTTAATTTATCTGTCATGTTAATCTCTTTCTATTCCTATGTAATCGCAAGCTTTGCGAAATATTGATTGACTTACTTTAAACTGTGCATCGGCGTGGCTGTAGCCCTCTCCAGGCTTTGGAGAAGAAGCGTGCCAGCTATGACCAATAGAAACACTGCCATCATACACTACATTATAGCCTAGGTGACGAGCAAAGTACGAGCACCAAGTTTCTTCGTAGTAGTGAGGAGTCGGCAAGAATGCTCCTTTGGCGTCTGGGTATAGCTCTCTATATCTTTCATTGTTTGTCAGCGTATTCCAAACAGATCTTCTAATAAAATATGCCGATCCAGACACGGTTACGCAATTGATTCTATCCTTGTAAAGAGAGTCTGTTGGATCTGGCTGCATCCAGCCCCTATGCTTTGGAGCTGTATTAGTTCCTACGATACCAGCGTGCCTAATTAAGCCATATTCATCTCGTTGTTTTGGTCCAAGAATATGAATGTCTTTTTCTTGATTAAATATTTTACAAATCTTTGTTATATCTTCATTTGTAAACCAAACATCAGCATTAAGTAATCCTATAACGCTATTAGAGCCAAAGGTTGCAAGTTTATTGCATGCCGCTGAGTAGCCAATGTTTTTGTTTAAACAAATTCTATCTATTAAATAGTCATCTTCTTTAGATCTAAAAAAATCTATCGTATCATCAGTTGAACCATTATCTGCTATATATAAATTCCAAAATTTTTCTGAATGCCCTCCAGTAATCAACTGATCATGAAGACTATCCAATAATCTTACTAATAATGGTTTAGTATTGTAGTTGACAACACAAAGATCTATCATATTTACCATTCATCATCATAATCATTTGAACTGCTGTTGTTGACATTTTCTATTGCTAAATTAATAGCTAAAATTACTCTATTAAATATTGCTTTATCATCATTTGATACCTGACCCCTCAACATATTTGCATAGGTTTTTTGGATATGTATTAATATATCTAAATCTTCTATTAAAAATGATTGACCTGGTCCAAGTTTTATATTAACTTTCTTCTTTTGATTTGTCTTCTTGCTCACTATCTTTTTTCTTTCTTTTATTGCTTTTACTTTCTATATTATCAATATTGTTTGGATCGACTTTATGAACGCATATATTTTTTGTATCTGGTTCAAATGTTATAAAAAATACGTGCTTATCTTCTTCCGACAAACCTTCTGGAGGAGCTGACTCTATAGCTATTTTTTCGGACGATGATCCATATACCTGACTATGGTTATTGTAAACAACAATGTAGTTTAGTTTTGAAGCAGGCATAACTACCCTAAAAGAAAAAGTATACTCAAAGAAATTAAAAATCCAGAAAATATTGCTAAGTAGCTAGCTATTCTTCTTTGTTTTTTATCAGCCAATATCTGTGATAATGAATTTAGATTTAATGACCAACTAAATAAAATCGTAAATATAGCTACAAAAAATATATTTTTAAGCATTTCTGTTGACCAGGCAAGCGAGAGAAACTGGGAAGTGAGGAGTGATCAACTCTTCAACTGCTTTTGCATATTCAGTAATTTCCCACTGAGCATCGTGTGATAATCTTTGATTTAAGAACAAGGCTATTGACTGCAAACTAGAAGACCATCTGTATACAACATGCATTCCGTAGGCGGCTAGAAACAATCTAGCTTGCTCTGGAGCAACTCCATTGTCCATTGCCATTTTATATAGAGCTTCACCCTGTTGGACGTACTTAGCCAGCTCTTCACTTAATACGGCTCCTGTCCATGGATCGATTGGTCCACCAGATCCCTGCTTCTTATCTTCAGGGGCTAGTCTCCACTTTTCTGAAGACGGTATATAAAACTCTGGCTCCATTGTTATGTATCTTCTTGATGACTCATTCCATGAGTCCATCGTGTGGTCAGATCCGACTACATACTTCCAGTGCTGTCTTGCGACAAAAAGAGGTGCTTTAAATTCGAATGTCGCAAAGGCGTGTCTAAAGGGAGACATGTGATTTTCTCTAGCAAGAAAGTTGATAAGCCTAGCATCACTAGTCGACATCTCTTTGCTTTCTTTTGCGAAAGAGGCTCTAGCTGCGTTGGCTACGGATAAGTCAGAACCCATCTTGTCGACAAGTCTGACGTATCCGTTGCCCAGAACTACCTTTGTATCTTCTAACTCATTTACATTTTCCATAAATTACATTATATCATGAAATTATTGTTTTGAGTTATCCTTTACAAACTTAATTTCACATGCGTCTGTTGTACAATAAGCTTCGCCAATAGCGTCTGCTGCCATGCCAGCATATATTCCGTCTAAGTCAATTGGGAAAAGACTATCTTTACTGTTGTTGTATTCTTCTTCTGTTATTTGCGTGTAGGGCATTTGAGGATAGGTATCGTTTCCACTTGGTAGGAACGAAACAGTTTTTAGCTGCCCATCATGCATGTGAAGAACTGTTCCAATGTGCTGTGCTTCAGTATCTTTATTAAATGATACGGTTACAGATACGGAATTGTCTGACCAATATCTTTGAGCGGTCACGGCAAGCGCCATCTTCTCAAAAATAGTCACGTCTTTTTCTGATCTGACTGCTTCAGATTTGATT